CATCAGAATCTGAAAATCGTTTGTTAAAAAGATTTAGGGCAGCAGTTGGCAATCACGTACCGTTTGTGTTAGATCAAGATCGTTATTTTGATATGGTCAGTGCCAGAGACTTTGTGCGTGTGATCGAAACGGTAATCAACGGAATCATTACAGATCGAGATCTAAATGTAGTGTATGACCGAAAACATAGACTAAGCGATATACTTGTGTTATACTCAAAGCTACACGGATTTGATACGACATTTTTACATGTCAAATCTGTTAATGTATTGAATTATACCGGCAACGGAAATCGTTTGTCTAAATACAATCTTGCATTGGATAACCTAGAGCATTCATTGTTATTATACGGAAAGTAAATGAAAAAAGTATATGTAAGCTGGAATGACGTACAACGACAAGTACAAGAGTTGGTGCGGCAAATGTGGCTGGATCGTTGGACTCCGGACTACGTGGTTGGCATCACAAGGGGTGGCCTAGTTCCAGCTAACTTGATCAGTCAGTATTTGGATTGTCCCATGGAAACCCTACAAGTTAGATTGCGTGACGGCAACGAAAACGAATGTGAAAGCAATTTATGGATGGCCGAAGATGCTTTTAACGGTAAAAACATTCTGGTTGTAGATGACATCAACGATTCTGGTGCTACACTCAACTGGATCAGACGAGATTGGACCTCCGGTTGCTTACCCGACGACGAACGATGGAATTCATTGTGGGGCAATAATGTGCGTATTGCCACCTTGTACGACAATGAAAGTAGCGAGTGTATTACTGATGTTGACTATTCCGCTGAAGTAATCAACAAGTTCAATGACCCGCAATGGATTGTTTTTCCTTGGGAAGAATGGTGGCGTCGTTGGAATCCTGAACAGCAACATGTTGACTGATCTAAATAACTGTGTTACACTAAATGAAATGTGAGGATTTTAAATGTTTGGTACCAATGAAATCGTAGGCAAGAAGTATTTTGCAGATGCTCCTGTTGACAGCTTGTTTGTAACAAGTATGTTCTTTACGCTACAAGGTGAGGGACCATATTCAGGTATGCCAGCTTTGTTCATACGTTTGGCCAAATGTAATTTGGATTGCAGCTTCTGCGATACATTCTTTGACGACGGTGACTGGATGACTTACGACCAAATCGAAACTAAGATGGAACAAACTATCCAAGCATTCTGGACCGACAAAGGTAAGGATGTTCCTGCGTGGGCACACGTACCCAACTTGCCGGGCAAAAAGTTTCCCAACATTGTGTTGGTTATGACAGGTGGGGAGCCCTTGATCCAGGAAAACATTTCGGAGTTTATGGCGCAACAGTTGCACAACTTTAAGGAAGTGCAAGTTGAAAGCAACGGCATTCCGGATACGGTAGTACCCCCAGGTGTCACGCTAGTATGTAGTCCCAAGTGTGTGGAAAAGAATGGTCGTGCCATCAAGTACTTTGCACCCAGTAAGACTATCCTGGATCGTGCAGACTGCTTGAAGTTTGTTGTGAGTGCTGATCCTGAAAGCCCCTACAGTAGCGTTCCTGACTGGGCATTGGCCTGGCGTGATCGCACAGGCAAGCAGATCTACTGTAGCCCAATGAATGTGTACAACAGTTTACCGCAGAAGATCAAACTGTTACGGTCTGAGAAAGGCACTATCACAATGGCTGAGCGTAGTACTGTAGATGAGGTTATCAGTTTCTGGGAACCCGGCCTGTTAAACTTAGAAGCCAATCAACGCAATCATGAATACACAGGACAATACTGTGTAGAGAATGGCCTGCGTTTGAATCTACAACAACACTTGTATGCAAGCTTGGCTTGATTATGCCAATGGACCCTATTTGGCATCGCATCGACCAGGCTTTTTGGAATCTTGCTAGATGGGATTTGAAATTTGCTTGGCGGCCAAAACGATGCGAATTCAGTAAAAAATGGATATGGTTCAAACTAGCTTACCGCGGTACAGCAGTGTATACGGGACCTAACATGCCCGAATACGAATATCGTTGGGCTACCAAAGAAGAATACTTGATAGCACGACTCAAAGGAAAAGTATGACCAACTCTGCCAAAGGACGCAACAGCTTTGACGTCGATGTTGGCAATGTTGTGGTGCCATTTTTTAATCGCAATGTCACACCTTACCCCACAGAAGCAGGTGCGCCGGCGTTTGATCTAGTACCGGTTACTAGACAAAAAGACATCATGTTGAACGTGGCTCGTATGCATGCCGAGCAAGAGTACAACAGGATTATGGAACTGGTGTCAGTGTTGCAACGACAAGCTGATGAGATTAAACGCAGATTAGATTTGACCGACATGGTACATGCAGCTAAGTACGAATTCCAGATAGCACATGGGCAAATCTATTGGTTAGCCCAGGACACGCGACGCAACGAACTTATCTTGTGTGGTATGGGACCAGACGGTTGGTCAGCTGGTCCACCTGCATGGTATCAATATATTACAGCAGTAAAGTGGTTGGGAGACCACACTTGGATCGAAGTAAAGGACAAATGATATGTTTGATAAATTAAAGAAAATGTTTGGGGTAGCAGAACCTGTTGCACCCCCTGTTGAAGTTAAAAAGACAACTAAAAAGAAACCCGTTAAAGGCGAAAAGGAGTCGGCCACCGAACGTGGCGATCCTTATGTGGCTATTCTCAGTATGGATGTAGATCCTGAAAACATACATGCTGGTTCATTTGAACTGGATTGGAATGACAAGTTTGTTGCCAATCTAATACGTGCTGGCTATGTGGGCAAGACTGATGCCGACATCGTGGATCAATGGTTCCAAAACGTTTGTCGTCATGTGGTCATGGAAACTTGGGAACAAGAACAGGCTATGAACCCCACACGCTTTACACGCAGTCGTGACTTGGGCAACGGACGCACGGAGGTTTCTTGATCCTTTACGTAAACGGCGATAGTCATACCGCAGGGGCAGAAGCAGTAAATGCACATGCCTTTGCCGAAGATGATCCTTTCTTAAACTACTTGGGGCGCCTACCGCACCCGGCCAACTTGGCTGTGAGTTGGGGCAAGAAGATGGCCGACATTGCCAAGTTTGGTTTTCAATGTGATGCAGAATCTGCTGCCAGCAACCACAGAATCATACGTACCACACGACACTGGCTTAGCCAACGTCCCAGAGCTGCCGAAAACAGCCTGTTGATCATACAGTGGTCCACGTGGGAAAGGCAAGAATGGTTAATCGACGGTGTATACCATCAGGTCAATGCCAGCGGTGTTGATCAAGTACCCGAAAGTCATCAACAAGCCTACAAAAAATACATTGCCGACATCAACTGGTATGATGTTTGTGTCAGAGCCCATAAAATGATTTGGGATTTCCACCAAGAGCTACAGCAACAACAAATACCTCATGTATTTTTCAATGGCAATACTGCTCTAGAAGAAATACCACCAGACCAAAGACTGGATTGGGGATCCGCTTACATCGAACCTTACAATGCCAAAATGACCTATAGTCAGTGGCTTTTGGACAACGGTTTTGAAACTGTTGCACCAGATTCCTGGCATTTCGGCAAGGAAGCCCATAGTGCTTGGGCCAGTTTTATGTTACAATACATTGTCAAACACAAACTTATCTAGGTCCCAATGAAATACGTTCTTATAGACACAGCTAACCTGTTCTTTCGTGCTCGCCATGTGGCCTTTCGTGCCGCAGATGAATGGGAGAAAGTAGGCTACGCTCTCCACATAACTCTTAGTGCTGTAAATAAAGTAGTTAACAAATTCGGTGCTGACCATGTGGTATTTGCTTTGGAAGGTCGCAGTTGGCGCAAAGATGTTTACGCACCTTACAAGCGAAACCGCAGTGATGCTAGAGCAGCACAAACAGAAAAAGAGCAAGCTGAGGACAAGTTGTTCTGGGAAACGTTCGATCATTTGACTAAATACTTGGCTGAGAGTACAAATTGCTCAGTAATCAGAAACGAAAACGCAGAAGCCGACGATATCATTGCTCGTTGGATAGCATTACACCCCCAAGATCATCACGTAATTATTTCAAGCGATACTGACTTTGTTCAACTGTTGGCCGAGAATGTGGACCAATACAACGGCATCACTGATGAATTACTGACTGTGCGCGGGATATTCGATGCCAAAGGTAAACCGGTCATAGACAAGAAAACCAAACTACCAAAAACTATTCCCAACCCTGAATGGCTGTTGTTCGAAAAATGTATGCGTGGCGATTCCAGCGACAATGTGTTTTCGGCATATCCCGGTGTGCGTGTCAAAGGTACAAAAAACAAAGTGGGCTTAACAGAAGCATTCGAAGATCGCAGCCGGCAGGGCTATGCCTGGAACAATCTCATGTTGCAACGCTGGACTGATCCTGACGGCGTAGAACATCGTGTGCTGGATGACTACGAGCGCAATCGTTTGCTGATTGACTTACGTGCTCAACCTGTAGAGATTAAACAAGCAGTTGATGGCAGCATCCGTGGCATGATCAGCCATAAAGATGTAGGTCAGGTGGGCATTAGATTCATGAAGTTTTGTGGCAAATATGAACTGGTCAAGGCCAGTGAATCAGCCGAGCAATATGCTCGCTGGTTAAATGAAACATACAAAGGAGTGCTAGATGATTGTAGCGAAACCAGTAATTCCTAATCAATTTTGGATACTAAAACAAAATGATCGCAAGGTTGGCAACATAGAAGCCAGCGCCGAAGGATTCAGTGTAAAGATTGGTGATCAAGTCAACAGTTATAAAACCATCAACACCATCAAGCAAAAGATAGCAATTGCT